ATCATGAGAAATCATATCAAAAATTTTGTAGGATGGATTAGGAATAGTATGATCCTTCTTTTTTAGTTGTTTCATTATTCCTTGAAAATCTTCATTACCATCTTCGTCTACAAGACAAAGTTCGCCATCAAATACTACATTAGTAATGTTAAGAGCCTTAATGCCATCCCTAACGATGCCAAGAGTATCAAACTCTTTTCCCGTGCGGGAATAGAAAGTAGTGTTCCCATTAGAATCAACAATAGCGATACATCTAGCACCGTCAATTTTTCGACTAACATACCATCCATCGTTCCAATCCACAAGTTTAGGCTCGTATTTATCTGCCAGAGCAACACTAAACTCTGGAATATGGTCAGGAATAGCCTTGTTGATAATCTTGTCACCAGCACGGGTTTTCAAATCCTTGTCAATAATACAATGAATTAATTCCTCATACTCTGGATATTGGTCAATAAATGAATTTACTGCACCAATAGCATCGTGACCAGTAATCTGACGGTCTTTTAGAGCATTAAGAAGAAAGAAGATATCTCCGAAATCTTTTCCTCTAAGATGTGATTTTTTCTTAAGATTATCGCTAGTGACATTATATTGCCACAATGGATGGTATGTATAAAGAAGAATATTTCTAGCAAAACTTGCTGCCGCACTTTTGTGGTTACAATAATCTTCGATAATACCTTGCTTATCAATAGTGCTACTAGTAGCCCTAAGATCACGCACCATACCCCAAACATAATCAAAATCGTGAGTCATCCAAATGTTCTCCTGTGTTTAGCGTATTCTACCATACGCCAATCCTGTTGTCAAGTATCGACAACCTAGTGCTGTTTCTTGAATCGTTTACTTAATTTTGTGACTAAATCGCTTCCTGCTGTTGGAAAAAAACATGGTAATATTGAATGTATTATTAGTAAAAACCCAGCCAATAAACAACATACCCCATAAAATAAAGCGAAAGTTAGGTGTTCTATACTCGCATTTAAGGTTTGTTATTAATTTTCTTTAAATATGAAACACAATCATTTATTACACTAGGATTCCAACTTTTATAATCCATTAGATGACCAAAAACAAAATGGCACGGATCATCACATAAAGTGATTAAGTTTGTTGGATCTAATTCTCTGTCTGGATTTAAATGCACTGGTTCAATATGATGTACTTCTAATTTTTTGCTTCTGCCACAAGCAGCACAAGTATTATGCTCTTCTATGTGTTTATTTCTGACAGACCTCCATTTAGGAGATCTATATGCATGCCTAAAATATTTTTTAAAATTAAAACCAAACATTATTCTTGTTCTTTAAAATCATAAAAATATAATTCTTCTTCACTGTCGCTAACCCATCTACTGCCAGTATGTTCACAGCTAAATTCTTTTCCAAACACTTTCCAGTCTGGTTTTTTGTCGAATTTTTTTTGTATCCAACTACCGCCATCCATCCACAATACTCGATTATTTGGTTGCATGAAATATTGACCACCGTATCCTTCAAAAAAATGTCCGCATTTATGACCAGCAGCCATTTCTCCATACCCATATTCATATTGAGGACCAAAACACCAATCTATTGTAAATAGATATTTTGCTTTGTGTAATGTTTTATCTTTTAAAAAAATATTAGCAGCTCTATTTTTAGTATATGCATTAATAGAACAGGAGGCGTAGTAACTCATACTGTCCCATAATTGAATCCAATCCAAAGAATAATCGCTACCTCCTTGTTCATCTGTTCTTAAATAATGTATTGGAACTCTGGCGTGTTGACTTCCATATTCTGTCATTATGCTAAACATAGCGCATCTTTGAGGTATAGAAGTAAAACTAAAAACTTCTACAGGAACTCTTTGATTAGAAACGTTTGGGTCTTGATCATAAAAAAATCCAGTATCTAAGTATGCTACAAAAGTAGGTATATCTACATTTAAATAATTGCTCATATTTCAATAATTCCTTAATTTAATTTTTGATTTTTCTATCCAGTCAATAAATTTTGATACTCTTGTGTGTCCAGACTCTTCTCCATACTTTGACATTGGTGATCTTTCAACGGCCATAACACAAGAATTTATTCCTGCTAATTTACCTTCTATAAAAAGACCTCCACCACTATCTCCACTTCCTATCATATACTCTAATACTGTATGATCTTTTGCTCCATATCTAGACGGAGAGCATAACAACATATCTTTTTCTATACTATCTACTTTGTTAGATCCAGCCCTTAATTTATTGTCAGATATACATATTCCAGTATTAAAGTTGCCAGTTAATCCCCATCCAGCAATTGATGCTACTTTTCCAACCTCATTTTCATTTTCATATAATGGAGGAAAATGCTCTTGATCAAAACCTTTTTCAGAATATCCTAATGCTATATCTGCTACACCAAAAGATCCGTCAAAATCTTTATGAACAATGATGTTGTCTACAACAAATTGTTTGTCTCCTATTTTTAGGTAGCAAGTTTTATATCCCTTAACAACATGACCCGCAGTTAACACAAAATGTTTTTCAATAATAACTCCAGAAGCACAAAATTTAGATTCATCTTGATATGTTCCGCAAAGTTTAACAACGCAATAAAATTTGCTACCAAAATCAAGATATTTTTGATCTGGTATATTTGGATCTATAGTTCCACTATAAGATACAGTGCATAATCCAAAAAGAGTTAAGAAAAAAAACTTTTTAAGTATAAACATGATAAGCCTTCCTATAAAAGCGGCTTATTATAATACACTATTTTTGTCGATTTTTTGTCATAATTAAATAATTTATAGCTTTGATTACGCCATCTAAATTATCTCCCAGTTTTCCTAGACCAGTATTGCAAGGTTCGCATATCCAACCTCTGAAACTATCATCAGAATGATCATGATCCAAACACCATTTACGTGGAATTTTTCCACAACATTCACAAACTTCTGGTTTTGGTGGAGCCCTTTTATGAAGTTTGTTTCTTACCTTGGTATGTTTTTTAACACAAATTCTACACCTGCTATCAAGATTGTCTTTATACATACTGTGCTTAGGAAAACTTTTAAGATTTTTTCTTTTGCCACAATAAGTACAAGTTTTTCTAGGCATTAAATTTAGTTAATTCTATAGTAATATCTCAGGCAATTTTGGTCTTTTATAGAGGAAAGAATGTTTTCTAAAATTCCAATTTTTTGTGGCTGAGTGAGGTATGTCACTATTTATTTGAACCATGTTATCAATTATATTTTTTATAGCATAATTATTGTCAATTAATTCTGTTAAAGTTTCATGAAAACAAAAATATTTTTCGCAATTGTTATTGTTGATTTTTTCTATAAATGAATTTTTCAATTCAGAAATCAAATAATTTTCAATCCGATCTGAAACTAAAAACCAACTAGAAATTTCTCTATGGCCGTTTTGGTTATCAAGACTGCGAGGCATAAACCTATAAGCAAAAAACATGGTTTCATTTAAGATAACATCAATAAAATTTGTTAATGGTAACATTGGATAAACGCTAGCATCAACCCATACTCCACCATATTTATTCAATAACAATAAGCGTAATAGGTCAGATTTTTTAGCCAAAGATAAATTTTTGTTTTTAACAATGTCAAAAAATTCTGGAACATAATTATTTATATTAGAAAAAGATATGAAGTTTATATTCCATTCATTTTCATTTAATTCTATCCATCTATTCAAGCATTTTTTATTTAATGTTGGCATATTTTGATCTTCAAAACCTTGAAACCAACACATCCAGATATTTTTATGCTTCATAATAAATCATTAAATAATAATGGAGGCGAAGGGAGTCGAACCCTTGTGTTGTGATAAATTTAATATAACCTCTACAAGTTTATTTTGTTCATAAGTTTTAAGAAAGATTAAAGAACAAACAACAATCGTCTTTCCGTACCAACTAGTCTCAGGCTAGAACCCGTTGGCTATTCTAGCAGCCGAAGGATTTTACGACAATCTTTTGAACGCTACCTTCATCGCTTTCTAAGATTGTTGCTACTATTTATTAAGCAGCAAGGGCTAACTGTGTTTCGCCAGTTAAAGCGTTTTAATCGACTTTTAAAGTGGCCTGTCGATTAACCACTACTTGCTAGTCATACCAAAATTTATCCAATCGATACCGTTACGCCCCCCAAATCAGTATTATCTATATACACAAAATCTTTTTTAGATTGTTCGATAGCCTCTAATTTTAGATTAAGATACTCAAACAATACTTTGTACATCATTTTTTGTTTTTCTAGTGATTTTATCTCATAATTTTGTACTAAA